CTACTCTTTACCTGGCGCCAAGTGGCAAAGATGAAGAACAGTGTATCTACTAATCTTTTGTTACTCGATGAAACGTTTGACTCATCGCTTGACCATGACGGCGTAGAAAACTTACTTAAGATTCTATATACGCTAGGTGAAGATACAAACGTATTCGTCATATCGCATAAAGGCGATATACTCGACGGCAAGTTCGATAGTAAGATCGAGTTTGTCAAAGAAAAAAACTTCAGCCAAATGAAAATTGGTGTACAAGCGAATGAACTTGTGGTATAATATACATATCTTTTGGAGGATATATAATGGAACTAAATGAGAATACTCTCAACGTGTTAAAAAACTTTTCTGGTATTAATCAGAATATGTTGATTCAACAGGGCAACACAATTAAAACTATTTCCGAAGCTCGCAATGTATTGGCCACAGCCGTGGTTGAAGAAGAGTTTCCACAACCTTTCGGCATCTATGATCTCAACGAGTTCATTGGTGTCCTTGGATTGGTAGATACACCTAGGCTTAAGTTTGCCGAAGAGTATGTTACCATCGGCGACTCAACCGGTCGCTCAAAAGTCAAGTACTTCTTCTCACCAGAAGAAACACTGACAACCCCGCAAAAAGATATTAACATGCCGGAAACGGAAGTTAAATTTACACTGACAAACGATACTCTCAACAAAATTAAAAGAGCCGCATCCACTCTTGGACATGATGAAGTATTGATTACTGGCAAAGACGGTGTACTAAGTCTTTTTGTGGTTGACAGCCAGAACTCGACGTCAAACGCTTTTTCGATAGACATTGACGGCGAGTTTCCTAATGATACAAACTTTAACTTTATTTTGAGTATTTCGAATCTTAAGATTCTTACCGGTGACTATGACGTAGAAATATCGAGTAAGTTGATTTCTTGTTTCAAACACAAAGATCTTAACGTTAAGTATTGGATTGCACTTGAAAAAACATCTTCGTACGGAGTATAATATGACTGAAGAAAATCAAGAACCAGATAAGATGGATCACCTAATGACATTGTCTAATCAAGTATCACGTTCATGTGTTGCTGTGATTGACGCTATGTCACAGCGTGGTGCAGTAAAGGGTGAAGAAATGTCAACCCTTGGTAAATTACGCGATGATGCTGTACAGATCATTCAGCTTGTTGAGACCATTCAACAAGAGAAAGCGATGGAGGAAGAATAAGATATTTACTTACTCAGTGTTTTGTGGTATAATTTTATTATGGAGTAGTAAATGTCTAATAACTTCCTTTGGGTCGAAAAGTATCGGCCGCGTACAATATCAGAAACTATCCTACCAGATAGTTTAAAACAAGTCTTTCAAAAGATTGTAGAGACCGGTGAACTTCCTAACATGTTGTTCACCGGCTCTGCTGGTCTTGGTAAGACTACAGTTGCCAAAGCTTTGTGTAACGAGCTCGGCAATGACTTTATTATTATCAATGGTTCCGAAGAAGGTAACATTGATACGCTAAGAACAAAGATCAAACAGTTTGCTTCCACTGTGTCACTACAGGGTGGATACAAAGTTGTGATTCTTGACGAGGCAGATTATCTTAATCCACAATCAACTCAACCTGCGTTGCGTGGATTTATCGAAGAGTTTGCCAACAACTGCAGGTTCGTACTTACATGCAATTTTAAGAATCGTATCATTCAACCTCTACACTCTAGGTGTGGTGTGTATGAATTCAATACGTCTAAGAAAGACATGGCTCAACTTGCTGCTAACTTCATGGAAAGAGTTACGGCAATCTTAGAAGCTGAACAAGTTGAGTATGACAAAAGAACAGTTGCCGATTTAATTATGAAGTTTGCACCCGATTGGAGGAGGGTACTCAATGAACTACAAAGATATTCTGTTCTGGGGTCTATTGCTGGGCCTGTTTCTAGCACTAGTGGTGGATCCTTTGACGAGTTATATGCTCACTTAAAATCTAAAGACTTCAAAAAAATGCGTGGCTGGGTTGTCAATAACATCGACACAGATGCAGCTGCAATCTTTCGTGGTCTATACGATTCTATGTACGACAAAGTCGCACCACAATCTATACCACAACTTGTTTTAATCCTTGCTGACTACCAATATAAAAATGCATTCGTGGCTGATCACGAATTAAACGTAGTCGCATGTCTTACGGAGGTAATGGCTAATGTCCAATTCACTTGAACTTACACTTTACACACAGAACGGCTGTAAGTACTGTACACAAATGATCGCAAAACTTTTATCATGGAACTATAACGTTAAAGAAGTAAATATCTCTGGAGATAAAACCGCTAAAAACTTTTTGAAAGAAGAAGGTCACAAGTCTGTGCCTCAACTATACTGGAATCAAAAACATATTTTTGGTGGTAGTGTAGAAGAAGTAACTAAAGATCAAATAGAGGAGTTGATTGATTATGAAAACTATATTGGAGGTCCTACAGAATTTAGGTCCTGACTGGACAGCTTTTATACTTACAATGCAAGTTGCTTTGATTATGGGATACTTTGAATATTCAAAAACAACTATGTTGTTGGTATGTGTGGGCTTATATTGTTTTCTAAGATTTGTGCAAAGACCATGGAGTCATTATGACGACGAATCCCTTTGAATATTTAACTGCTATCAATGACACAAAGAAAGATGTTATGGTAGATGATATAGCCGAGAAAGGTTATAACGCTTTCATGGTCAATCGCGGCTTGTCTTACTTTAATGATACAGTCTTATTTGCAAATGAAATGAATTTGAATGCGCACTTGGATAACCGTTTACAATTCGACTTTCTTATAAATATAGTAAGAAGGCGGAAAAGATTTTCTAAGTGGATGAAACCTGAAACCGCCAGTGACGTGGAAGTTGTCAAGGAATATTATGGCTACAGTAATGAAAAAGCCCGCCAAGCCTTGACCCTTCTCACACCTGAACAAATAATAGATATAAAAAAGAAGGTGTATAAAGGTGGAAGAAAATAATATTGTAGAATGGAATCCTACATCTATGCTCGAAATCTCTTTAAACGAGCCAGATGATTTTCTAAAAGTTAGAGAAACGCTTACACGGATAGGTGTAGCATCTCGTAAAGATAAAAAGTTATTTCAGTCTTGTCATATATTACATAAGCAAGGCAGGTATTTTATTGTGCACTTTAAAGAGTTATTCTTACTTGATGGTAAGAAATCTAACTTAGAAGAGAATGACATTGCACGTAGAAATACTATTGCTCAACTAATGAGCGACTGGGGTCTTATCAGCATTGAAACACCTGATAAGATAAAACCTATGGCGCCGATGAGACAGATTAAAATCATTCCATTTAAAGAAAAAAATGAATGGGAATTGTGTCCGAAGTATAATATCGGAAACAAGTAATATATATAGTATTGGACATGCCTAACTGGGTGTCCGCTAAACCTTGCTAGTCAATAGGAGGCAAATATGACTGGAACATTCGCATATCCGCGAAACGCATTTCTTGGTTTCGACCACATCTTTGATCAACTGGAAAATATTCACCAGCACTCAAAGGATACCTATCCACCACACAATGTCATTAAAGACGAAGAGATGAAATACACTCTTGAAATGGCTGTGGCTGGTTTCAAACAAGAACATATAGACATTGAAGTCAAAGATCACATCTTGACTATTAGTGGTGATCGGCCGCAGCGTCGTGAACAAAACGCGTATGTTCACAAGGGTATTAGTGCTCGCAACTGGAAGAAGTCATTTAGACTGTCGGAATATACCGAAGTAACCGGAGCTGATCTTGTAGATGGAATTTTGACTGTTAGTTTAGAAGTCATTCTACCTGCAGAGAAGTTGCCTCGTAAAATCACAATTGGAACTTACGAGGGAAAAAATGACAACACTAGTTCTGAACTACTCACGGAGTCTGCTTGACGTATTTAAACCACCATTTAAAGCAATTGGTGATTTTTTCACGTCACTCGGTACAGCAGTAAAAGTATCTAGGCAAATCGAAACTAATCAAAAATTAGCTGTGTTGCTTAGACACGAGTATCCGCACGAAAACTATGACGGTATCGTTGCTATCTTAAACGATAAAACTCTAAGGGAGTACTACAAATGAAATGGCTAAAATCAATTTTTAGTATGCGCTTTAGCGACGCAAAAACTGGTGGTTGGCCTGGTACGCCAATGGGCCAGCCTTTAAAGTATCGTGAATCAAGTTATACACTCGCAGAACTCGAGCGTAGACTTACTGCTGATATAAACGGATATGGAACAAGATACTAATGAACCCTAAAACCGTTAAACGCATTAGTGAGTATCTAAAAAGAAAAATATAAATAAAAGGGAGCAGGGCGACTTGCTCCTTTTATTGTTGGAGGTAGTATGCAAGGGACAGAAAGATACTGCAAAAAATGTGGCCACCGGTGCCACTGTTTAACAACAGACTGTCAAGAATGCCACAATGATGTGTGTTATGGGTGTGATTGCGACTTACCAATAAGAGATATACCTGACTCTTTTACAATGGAACAAACTTGATATTAATTGCAAATTACAGAACAGGTTCGACTTGGGTTTCTGAATATGGTTCAAGAAGTCCTGGATTTTATAATCTAAAATATCTATATGGAGATGATTATCCATATGGGTCTGAACTATTTAGAATCGATTGTTATGAAAACTTTACTTCAAATAAAAAAGATCTAGAGATAGAAAGAGGTGAGGGTCGAGAATATTTTATAAAAATAATGGTGAAGCAATTACAAAATAAATACGCTAAACATTTTGAGTTACTAGAATGGTATAAACAATTTTATAAGAATACTGAAAAAATTAAACTTTATAATAATAACGTATGGCAAATATTTTTAAGTGAATCTTATCAAGATTTTATAAACTGGAAATGTGCACACTATTATGAAATGGAAAATTATGTTCCAGCATTTCCTTATACTGTAGACACAAATATAATTACACGTTTTGCAGAAAAATATGCTAACTATATAAAGTTTGATTTATATGATACACTACTTGATTTCAATGATTTAACAGAAGAAATGCTATC